GGTCAAAAAGCCGCGCAATTTGTCTAGGGCTAGGCACAGAAATTGGCTTATGAACTTCTGATGCTCAAATGACGTGCAGAAAGAGATATACAAGAAACGAAAACGCCTGGTTACAGCCACACAGTGGGCGCGATCCCGGCAGATTTCGCAGCCAGCGGCCTCCCAAGCCCTCCGGCGTGTGGGGATTGAACCACGAGATGGACCATTCGATCCAAAGGAAGCCGATCGCCTCATTGAAGCTGCTCGACATTTGTCACGCCGGAAGAAGGAGGAGCCTCAAAAACCATCAGGTAATGGCCACGCCAGCGGGGACGAGGAGCAACTCATTCTGCCGGAAACCTCCACCTTTTTCGATGCGCAACGGATCAAGGAAATTTATAAGGCGCGCCGGGAGGCCTTGGAATATGAGCTGCAGCGGAGTCGCCTGCTGGAGGTGGAGCAGGTCGAAACCATGCTCTTTCGGGTCGGCCGGCAACTCCGCGACGGGGTGATGAACGTCCCGGATCGGCTCGCGGGCGTGATTGCGGCGGAAACCAGGGTCCCGCAACCGCGCGTGCATGCCATCCTGGAGCAGGAATGTCGTCAGATCTGTGAGGGGTTAAGTCGTGAGATCAGCCATGGCCTCAGGCGCCGTCCTCGAGCGCCTCGACGAGGCCCTCGCGCACGGGCTCGAGCCGGATCCGCTTGAATCGCTGGCGGACTGGTCCGATCAGCACATCGATCTGCCCATTGGCCTGACCGCCGAAGGCGGACGCTACCGGACGGATCGCACGCCTTATCTCCGGGAGATCCTCGATCATCTCGGGCCGAGCTCGGCCGTCGAAGAAGTGGTCGTCGTCAAGGGTTCCCAGCTGGGCTTCACGCAGGCGGGCATCAACTGGATCGGCTACATCATCGCGCGCGTTCCTGGCCCGGTCCTCGTCGTCGAGCCGACTGTGGATGTCGGCCAAAAACTGTCCAAGCTCCGCATCCGCCCGATGCTCGATTCCACGCGCGCGCTCCAGGGCAAGGTGCGGGATCCGCGCGAGCGTGATTCCGGCAACACCATCCTCATGAAGGAATTCGACGGGGGTGTCCTCGTCCTCACCGGTGCCAATAGCGGCATCGGCCTGCGCTTCCTCTCCGCCCGCTATCTCATGCTGGACGAAGAAGACGCGTATCCCCAGGACGTCGACCGCGAAGGCCACCCTTCGGAGCTTGCCAAGAAACGCACGACCAGCTTTTCGCGCCGAAAAATCTACCGACTCTCCACGCCGCTCGAGGACACGACCAGCGTCATCTGGCCGGCCTATCTGCGCGGGAGCCAGGCGCGGTATCATGTGCCCTGCCCCTTCTGTGGCCATCGGCAATACTTTCAGTGGGCTCGCTTCCAGTTCACCTTCAACGGCACGCCCGATCCATCCCGCGTCCGCTATCAGTGCGAAGGGTGCCAGGACCTCATCCCAGAGTCCGCCAAGGCCACCATGCTGCCCAATGGGACGTGGGTCCATCAGTATCCGGAGCGCGAGATCAAGAGCTACCATCTCACAGGGTTCTATGCGCCCTATGGGTGGAAGCCCGTGTCCTGGCCCGCGCTCGTCCAGCAATTCCTTGAGGCCCATTCCGCCAGCGAACGCGGCGACACCAGGCTCCTCCGGATCTTTATCAATCACGTTCTCGCCGAAACGTGGCAGGACAAGGGCCAGAGCCTCGAGGGCGAAGGGCTCCAGAACCGCTGCGAAGTCTACGAGGCGCCCGTCCCGCGCGGTGGCCTGCTCCTCACCGCCGCCGTCGATCTGCAGGAGGACCGGGCCGAAGGGGAGGTCTGCGCCTGGGGCCTGGGCGAAGAATGCTGGAGTGTGGACTATCACGTCTGGGAAGGCTCGCCCGCCGATCCCGAACTCTGGCAGCGCATCGACGAATGGCTCCAGCAGGGATGGCGCACCGCCGATGGCGTGATCCTCAAGGTGCGCCGCGGCTTGGTCGATACCGGCGGTCACCATACCCAGGAGGCCTATGAGTTCGTCCGGCCGCGCCAGCGCCGTGGGATTTTCGGCATCAAGGGGTCCAGTCAACGCGCCCAACCGCTCATCAAGCGGGGCGAGCGGATCAACGGCGTCCGGATCTATCTCATCGGAACCGACACCGCGAAGGACACGCTCTTCCAGCGGCTCATGTTGGAACAGCCGGGCCCAGGGTATCTCCATTTCCCCGACCGGCCCGAGTACCAGGAGCAGTATTTCGCCGGCCTCACGGCCGAAGAACGCAAGGAGAAATGGCATCGGGGCGTCCTCCTCGGCTGGTGCTACAAGAAGAAGCCAGGCCAGCGCCGGAACGAGCCGCTCGACCTCAAGGTGTACAATCTCGCCGCCCTCAAACTGCTCAATCCGAATCTGGAGCAGCTCGCGGCCAGTTGGCCGCAGGTCGTGGCGCGGGCCCAGACCGTCACGGCGGCGGGTGGGGCAGCGGCGGGCCCGGCCGGCGGCGAACCCATCCGGCGCACACGGCGCATCCTGGATCCTGGACTGCGGGAATGACGGATCGCTTGCCGGACAAAGCGCATTTTCGGCCCGATGAGATCGCGAGCTATTTTGACGTGCATGTCCGGACGGTGTATCGTTGGCTGGAGGAGAAGCAGATGCCGTGCCTCCGACTGCCGGGCGGGGACCTGCGTGTGCCCCGGAACGCCGTGCTCCAATTCGGCCGGCAGTACCGATCCAATGGGAACACCGGTGGTCGCCGCCGGATCATCAGCCGCGGCGTGCAAGGAGAATCGTGATGCTGTCTACCAGAAAAGAGCTGATGGCTGATAGCGGATGGCTGATGGCCAGATGGAGGAAGGCGATGAAACAACTGCCCAGGCCTGTGAAGAAACAACTCGGAAAAGCGACCACGGCTCATCATTGGCGAGGATTCGTGACCCGTCGCGGCGATGTCACAACTGGTGACCTGCAATATGGGCATGAATGGGCCTGTTCCTTCTGCTCGAAAGTCATCATTGCTGATGCCGACCATAAGCCGGAACCTGGGAAATGTTGGGCGAGGCCGAAGTAGTCGCCGGAGGGCCAGAAAGGGGAACATGATTGATCAGATCGTTCACGCCTACACAGTAGGATTCTGCAGTCGAACCATGATCGATTCGCTTTGGATTATAGGCACAGTGCTACCACCCATCATTCTCGTCGGAATCCTTCTGATATGGTTCCTTGATCAGCGGCTTTCAATTCGCCCATGATCCTGCCATAGCGGCCAGCCCGCGCCCCCAACCATCCGACCCCACAAACTGTGACGCTGGTATCCTTTCGTGTACTTTCGTGAGTATCCGTCCGTCCTCCGCCTGATCTAGCCTGCCGACTCATGGCCGCGCTCTCGCTCGATCAAGCGCAAGCGCATCTCGATGGATGGCTCACGGCCGACCTGGCCGTCGCCACCAATCAATCGTATGCGATGCCCGGTGGGCGCATGCTCACACGGGCCCACGCCGCTGAAATCCGCACGAATATCGAGTTCTGGGACCGCCAGGTCCGCCGCCTGACGGGCGGTGGCCTCCGGGTGCGCGGGGTGACGCCCGTATGAAAGTTTCCCTCGGCCGCCAGCAGATCGAGGTCCAGCCCACCTGGCTGGATCGGGCTATCAACCAGCTCGACCCCGTGCGCGGGGCCAAACGGATGCGCGCCCGACTGTTCACGGCCACGGTCGGCAGCTATCTCGGTGCCTCCCGCAGCGCTCGGTCGCTCAAGAGCTGGACGCCGCGCCAAGGCGATGCCGACACCGACACCCTCTATGATCTGCAGCAGCTCCGAGACCGGTCTCGCGATCAGGTCCGGAACGACCCGCTGGCGACCGGGGCCATCAACACGGCCACGACCAATATCGTCGGCTCGGGCCTGCGCCTGCAGGCCAGACCGGATCGCGAGATCCTCGGCTGGTCGGATGACGAGGCCGCCGCCTGGGAGAGCCAGACGGAACGGGAATTCGGGCTCTGGGGTGAGGGCGTCGAATGCGATCTGACGCGCCGGCTGACCTTCGGCGACCTGCAGGAGCTGGCCTTCCGCAGCACACTCGAATCCGGGGATGTGTTCTCCCTTTTGCCGATGCTGGCCCGTCCGGGCTCACCCTATCGGCTCAAACTCCAACTCATCGAGGCCGACCGCGTGACCAATCCCAGCGGGAGGGCCGACCGCGCCACGCTGGTCCAGGGCGTGGAGAAAGACACCAACGGCGCGCCCGCGGCCTACCACATCGTGACCCCCCATCCTGGCAGTTGGCTCACGGGGCAGGTGCGGGAGTGGCGGCGCGTCGAGGCCTTCAGCGCCATGACCGGTCGGCGGAACGTGATCCATTTGTACCGCATGCTCCGGCCCGACCAGACCAGGGGCATTCCCTACCTGGCCCCCGTCATCGAGCCCCTGAAACAGATCGGGCGGTACACGAGCGCCGAACTCATGGCGGCCGTCGTCTCCGGCATGTTCACAGTGTTTATCAAGACCGAGCTCGGCGAGGGGGA